TTTTTAGCTTTAGCAATAGATTGATTTAAAGCATCAACTCTTGAAGTTTGACCAGTTCCAGAGGCTATTAATTGATGATTTTTTGCTAAAACTATTGTGTTTGATTTAGTATGTTTACAAATTTTAGATGCAAAAATTAAATCTATTATAGTTTTGTCGTCAGGACTTAATTTGGTAACATATTTTAAATCAGATTTTTTGTCAAACTTATCTAGAGAATATCAGTATGCTATACAATATAATAGCTTAGGAAAAAATATTGATAAGTTAAATGCTTGTCATATTGATGCTGAATTTGAAGCAATATATGCATATATGAATTATAAAAACATAACTTTAAATGAAGCCTTAAGTGATCTAAGTAATAAATGTACATTATCTAGTGTTGATATAAAATATATTAGAAAAATATACAAAATAGTATCAGAAGGAAAAAATGAATAATACAAATATAACTTTTGAAAATTTACTAAAAATACAAGATAACTTTTCAAAAAATTTTTATAATAAAGATACAATGTCTTTAAAAGAAAAAGAAGAGATGCTAAAAACGTTATGTTTAGCACTTCACTTTGAAACTTCAGAAATTGTGTCTTCATCTAATTTTAAAGTCTTTGACAAGACAGAGTACTTTGTTGATAAAGATAAAATACTTTACAATAATATCGATGTTTTTAGATATATTTTAGCAATTACTAATTTATATGATATATCAGGTAATGAGTTTATTAGTGCTTTTGAAGAAAGAGATGCACATTTAAATATATTACAAAACATAAAGCCGCCTAGAAAAGATCAGACAGTTATTGTCGTTGACGTAGATGACGTTGTTTGTTCTTTTAGATCTTATTTTAATGATTGGTTAGAGAAAAATTTAAATGTCAAAATAGATCCAAACAGTAAATCTTATTATTCTTCGAAAGAAGTTAAAGAACAAGGATACAGTCCTGAAGGTGTTTTTGAAGATTTTATGTCTAAAGGAGAAATTTTAAACATACCAGTAATTGATAATATGCGATCTTTTTTGCATTACTTAAAGAGTAATGATTACTATATTCAAATGCTTACTGCAAGACCTGAAGAAAATCTTAAGTGTAAATATCAGACATATGTTTGGCTCAAAAACAACAATATACCTTTTGACAATATTTCATTTGCTACTGAAAAGTATATATGGGTTGCAAAACAAGACTTTTACTTAAATGGACAGTTAGGTTTTGCAATAGATGATAGTCCTAAGCATGCTTTAGAATATGCAACTCATGATGTAAACGTTTTAGTACCAAAAACACCTTACAATGAAGATATATCACATACAAATATACAGCACTTTGATATTAAATCACTTAAAGATATTATTGATTTAAAAATAACATTTTAATATTGACGTGTAAATTTAAAAAATAAATTTTATAATATTGACATAATACAAATAAACAAATAATTGGAGAATTAAATTGCCTATTAATAATGATTTAAAACCTGTTTCACTTCCTATGGATCTTAAATTTGGTCAAGAACCTGTAACAAACTATATTAACAATTTAGAAAGCTTAAAAATTGAATTAATTGATGGTCCAACTCGTGAACAAGCACAAAAAATTGCTTGGAACATGACAAAAGCAACTTGGGCTGATACTCCTGGTGAAATTAAATTTGAAAATGCAACGCCTGAAGAAGCATCTATTAATCTACAAGACGTTTTAAACTTTCGTGCTCTTCCAACGCCTATGGAATGTTTAGGCTTTACATTTAAAATTAGTGGCATCGACGTACAAACTGTAACACATCTTATTCGACATCGTGCAGGATCTTTTGCAGCTCAATGTACTGGTGATCGAGATTTAAGACATGATAATGCTTTAATACCAGAATCGATTCAAAATTGTGATAGAGATGGTGATGACTTCTACTTTAGATATCTTAACATTATTAAAGAAGCTAAAATGCTATATTCAGATATGGTTGACTCAAAGATTGTATCAATGATGGATGCTCGAGTTATTCTTCCAAAATGTATGGAAACATTTTATATTGCTCGATTTAACCTTAAAGACTTAATTGGATTTATTAAGCAACGTCAAGATGTTCAAATCCAACCAGAAGTTGACAATATTATGGCAACAAAGATTGCTAAGCTTGTTGTAGAATGTATTCCAGAAGTATCAACATGCTTAGACTTTAATAAACCTGATATGCACTATGTTCGTACTTTCCGAGTACAATTACCTGACGGTACGTTTACTTCTCGTGGTACAAATTTATATCATCCAGAACCTAAAAATGATTTATTTGAATTTAATGAAAATGATGCAATTTATCAGTGTCGACGTGAAGAAATTAACGGGCACAAATCAGGTGAAGAAAAGTTATTTACTAAAATGTGGAACGAAGATGTACAAGCAATTAATTTAATCAAACAACAATTTCAAGGAGGAAAATAATAATATGAAAATTTATTTAGCAAGCGGATGGTTTAACCCGACACAAGCAGCAGAATTAGATCGTTTAGAAGAGATTTTTGATAGTCGTAGTGAATTTTTTGATTTAGCATCACCTAGAAGAATTTTTGTTTGTCCTCCTGATGCACCTAAATCAGTGCAAGATGAAACCTTTAGTGGTAATCTCCATCATATTGAAACATCAGATTTCCTACTTGTTAATACAAGAGATAAAGATATTGGAACTATTTGGGAAGCTGGTTATGCTCATGCTTTTAAAAAGCCTATTATTTATTTTTGTGCAGGTTTACCAGAAGGTGCAAAATTTAATTTAATGCTCGCAAGAAGTGGTGTTAAGGTATGTACATCTTTTGATCAATTAGAAGATTATCTTGATCGAGTTATTAATACCGGTGTACTTCCTTTTGAACCTTATGATAAAGATATTGAATAAAATTGAAAAGAGTTAAGTCTAATCATAAATTTAAAGTAGGTGATCTAATACATTATAGACTTGCAGGTGAAACATCAGACAATTCTTATTGGGATAAACTTTTTTTGCCTATGTTAGGCGTAATAGTAAAGATACAAGTTTTATCTAAAAATGAAAGAATGTATCACGTGTTAAATAATAATCAAGTCTCTGTTATAAATGATAAGATATACAATTTAGAAAAAGTAAATTAAAAGGATTTTTAAGATGCCTGAAGGACCTGAAGTAAAACTCTTTGTTGATAAAATAAAAAGTCTCTTTGAAAACAAAACATTATTAAAAATAGAAGTTTTAAGTGGAAGATATTTAAAAAAGCCTATTGAAAATATTTTTAGTCTTCAAGGAAAAAACTTAAGTAAAGTGTCGTGCAAAGGAAAATTTATATGGTTTGAATTTGAAGATTTAGTAGTTTTTAATACGTTAGGTATGACAGGATCTTGGTCAAGAAATAAAAGCAAACATACAAGAATTGTTATGACATTTACAGATAATTCAGAGCTTTGCTTTACAGATATTAGAAATTTTGGCACGTTTCAGATTAAAAATCAACTAGACTTAGCTAAAAAGCTTAAGTCAATAGGACCAGATATGTTATCTTCACCTCCTGAGGACTTTATTAAAATAATTAGAAAATATAATCATAAAAATATATGTGAAGTATTAATGAATCAAAAAGTAATATCTGGGGTTGGAAATTACATTAAGGCTGAATCTTTATGGTTTGCTCGTATAAATCCTCATGCATACATAAAAGATTTAACTGACAACAACCTCGTTCATTTAGAAAAAGCAATAATTTTTGTTATTAATAAATCATACAAGTCATTAGGAGCTTCAATTAAAGATTATTATACTTTTGATAACGAGCAAGGTACTGCAACATCAAGTTTTGTAGTTTATGGAAGAAACAGAGATGTAAATAACCACACTGTAATTAAAGAAACAACACCTGATAAAAGGACTACACATTGGGTAAAGGAACGTCAGACAATAATTTAAATCTTAAGAAAAAAGATTTAATAAAATATAATTGGATTTATTCTAACGAAGAAGACTCTTTTGGTATCATTTTAAAAAAGCAAAATGAACTTAATTTTGGAGTTATTTTAAAAATATTAAAAAATGATGGAACTATTGAAGAAGTTCCTCAAAGAATGATTAAAATAGAAAAGATACAAGATGAGCACAAAAATATCAATTTACAATAATGAAGTATTTGAAATTTACAGTGATTGTTTTAATGAAGAAATATTATTTCTTAAAATTAAGAAACCTGAAAATTTCAGTATAGAAGCTAACAATTTACAGGCTGCAAGTTTGTTTCAAAGAATAGAAATAACAACAGAAACAAATATTGAAGTTTTTAAAGAAGTTGCATTAAATTTTTTAAAGTGGTATGAAAATGAATATATTTATCCTAGACAAAAATCCTAAAATAGCAGCAGAATATCATTGTGATAAGCATGTTGTTAAAATGATATTAGAATCTGCACAAATGCTTTCTACAGCACATTGGCTTCAGTCTTTAGAACTATTCAATAAACAAATGTCGGATTTTAAAAGAGTTAGAGACGCTAAAGAGTTTTTAAATGTAAACTTACAAGAAAGTATGAAGCCACCTTACAAAATGACTCATGTACGACATCCTTGCACGATTTGGACAACTGAATCAATTGAAAATTATGTCTGGCATGTTAAGCTTTTGTTTTATCTTTGCTGTGAATACACAAAAAGATACGGCAAAATACATAAAACGGCTCAGTATATTAAGTGGTTTGTAAATCATAGACCTCATAATATACCAAAAACAGGAATGACACCTTTTAAAATCTGTATGTCAGAAGACTATAAAATTAGTTTAGATCCTGTTGAGTGCTACAAAGAATACTATATTAAAGATAAAAGTAGATTTGCTAAATGGAAAACAGGTAATCAACCACAATGGTATACACAAGGTTTAATTAATTCGTGTAAATTAAATAATATTAGTGTATAATAATTAAAAAAAGGAAATTAATATATGAGAATTGCTATTACAGGTGAAAATGGTTTTATTGCAAAAAATCTTGCAAAAGAAATTAATGCTGAACATACTTTCGTATCTTTGGCTAATGATAAAAATCTAGAAGAAAAATTAGAGACAGGTGAACCTTGTGTATATAGAAACACAGAAGACGAATGGTATCAAGCTTTTATTGATAATCAACTAGATGTTATTGTTCATAATGCTGCTGTTGTAGGCACAGATGTAGTTGCTCTTAACCCTGATCATTCTATTATGACAAATGTTTTAGGCACGCAGAGAATAACTAACGCTGCTAATAGAGCAGGTATATTAAATGTTTATCTAGGCACAACAGTTATTTATGATACACCAAAATATCAAGAAGTACCGATCACAGAAGAGAGTGATATTCATCCTAGAACTTTATATGCAGCACAAAAGTATGCAGGTGAAATGTTTGTTAGAAACTCATCTGATAACTGGCTTGTTATGCGTCCTTTATTTGCTTACGGTGGTGAAGGTGATATGAATTCTTTAATTGCAAAAACAATGTTTGCACTTAAAAATGGTGTACAAGAACTAGATATGTTTTTAAATCCTGTAAAGAGAAAAGATTACATGCATGTTTCTGATTTTTGCAAAGCAATTATGGTTGCAATAGAAAGTAATGTAAGAAACGAGCACTTCAACGTTGCAGCAAATCAACCTTATAATACACAAGGTATTGTTGATATGATTCATAGGAGAACTGGAATGCAGGCTAATAAAATTATTAAGTGGTATCCTGAAACTGACTACTTAGGCAATCATATCTTAACTACAGAAAAGTTTGAATCATTTTTTGGTCATGTTAGAAAAATACCTTTGTATGAAGGTGTTAAGATGTCTTGGAATTCAATTCAAGATGCAGGATCTGACTATAATCCTCTTAAATATCTTGAACAAGCAAAAGAAAGCAATACAGACTTAGTTAACTTTTTTCCTAAAATATAATAAAAATATTTGATATATAGTCATAAAGGAGACTGCCGATGGCTAGATTATCAAATAAGATTGAATTAAAATGTATACAATGTAAAACTAAATATTTACTTCCACCTTCTAAAGCAAAAAACTCTAAATTTTGTTCTAGAAAATGTAAAGACGATTATAAAAAAATTAATGCTCCTACAATAAGTTGTCCTTGTTGTAAAAAAAAGTTTGAAGCAAAGCGAGGAAAAAAATATTGCTCTAGGACTTGCTATTTAACAGAAAACAAAAAACCTAGAATTACTTTAAAATGCGAGTTTTGTGGTAAAAAATATGAAAAACCTGAAGGTCAAATAACAAAATACTGTGGCAAAGCATGTCAAATGGCAGCACAAAGCAGTGGTCTATCAGAAATACCATCAAATGGTAGGATGGGATTTAGAAGAGATTTGAACCCTAATTACTTTTTTAAGTCGTCTCTTGAAGCTGACTATGCAAGATGGTGTGAAGCAACAGGTAAACCTTATATATACGAGCATAAAACATTTACAGTTCAATATGATGGAAGAGATAAAAAATATACACCAGACTTTTATCATCCAGATGAAGATCGATATGTTGAAACAAAAGCAATTCGTAGAGATAGAAAGTTTAATTCTAATTTATTGGCTGCAGATTTATTAAAAGATCAAGGTATTAATATTGATGTTCTTTTAATGCATGAATTTTATACACAAATAAAACAGAGCGGGCATTATTGGTTAATAGATAATATAGAGAATAAAAACTATTTAGGCACAAGACATTTAATTTATCTAAAGAAGAAAGTAATATGAAAATTAAAAAAGGCGACTTAATAAGATTTCCAAGAAAAAACAAAAAAGAAATTGCTTTAGTTTTAGATGTATCTCAATGCAATCAAAATTCAGAAAAGTTTAATATATACAAAATTTTATGTAATAATGAAATAACAAATACTATAAACTATAAGTTAGAAAAGTTATGAAAGATTATATTCTCGCAAAAAACGTGCTAGATTATAAGCATATAGGATCACTTGTCAATATAAAAGAAGTGTTATATAGCAAAACAGGCAAAGTTATTTGTAGAGAATATGATAATTGTATTGTTACAAATCTTTATAAAGGCTTACTTTTTAGATGCTGCATTTTATTAAACAATACTGAGTATTTAATTTACGATTTAGATAGTGAAAGTATTGATCTTTACATTACTTTTATGAACATTTTAGAGGTTGACGATGAACAATAAATATAAAGCCGGTGATTTAGTTAAAAGAAGAAAATATTCTTATTCTAGGTTTGAAAAAAACTCAAAAGAAAGTTATGAAATTGGCGTAGTTGTAGAGTTTGAAAGTGCTAAAAAAATGTCAGGAGTTTCAAGAGCTTTAGTTTTAATTAATAGCAAAATTGTAGATACTTCTATTTTCTTTTTAGAAAAAATTTAATACTAAAACCCTGCTACAATTATTACACAATTTTTAAATGTTTTTTTGAACGCATCAAATGATTCTTTATTTTTTAGGCAAAATCTTTCAAACATTTCTTCAAGTTTTTTCTTTTCTTTATCAGAAAATTCTTCTAACTCATCTTTAAATAAATTCTTAAAGTTGTTAAAGTCGTTTTTGTTTTCTTTGTTTTTCATCCTTCTATAACAAAATGAAAAAATTGGTCCATATAAATCATTTGCTTCAACAGCATCTTGATCTTTTGGTACATCACCTGTTTTTCTAAGAAATCTTTGAATTAATTCTTTATCATCATCTTTTTCAAAATATTGTAAAGATGGACTTCCTGATATATTAGGAAAAAACGTGTTTGGGTCTTTACCTTGTTTTGAAATTTGTTTTTTAGCTTCCTTGGTAATATA